ATTGGTCCCTGACTCATGCTTATGTGTATGATGTAAAAACTCAAAAATACATAGATGCTAGGGGCAGTCATGATTCTCCTCCCAATATTGGGCATGACTTCAATGCCACCAGACATAACAAATTCCCAGCTGAGATTCAAGACTTAGTAAACGTCAGCAGCTATATGGAATGGGACGAAGCGCAAGAAAAATGGATTGTGTTGCGTGGATGGGATGCTCTTGACAAAGCATACACTCCTGAAGACCAGCAACGTGCCCGAGAATATGCTATAAAGTATCTGGGCGTAAACGACAGCAGCGGCAAAAGTATCGAGAATGAAAACTTTGCGGATGGTCGGAATCCGCAGGACAAGGGTGATTCAAAGCGACATGGTGTTCCTACCAAAGCAAGTGTAAGAACCCTGCGCAAAGTGGCCAAACAAGGCGGTCGTAAAGGACAGTTGGCACACTGGATGGCCAACATGAAAGCTGGTAGAGCAAAAGCCCGACGAAAATGAGTTTTTTAGTAGCAAATCTTCCTCCAGTACATTGCTGGGTACGCAGAGAATTTTTGTATGACTTTAAATCTGGGCACGGTGAGTATGAACCATGTATATGGGTGTCAATCAAAAGTCTTCGCAGTCAAGCGTTTCGAATAGAGAGTTATCTGCCTAGATATGGAGCACTGTATGACAAACTACCTCTACATGCCTATGTGAGTAGAAACACAGATCTAGAACCCAACAAGTTCCTAAGTCTTGACACACTACAGATCTGGGACTGTTTCAGCTATGACATAGCTGTGATACAAAAAGCATTTCTACGCAATCTCAGCTGTAAATTCTATGCCAAAAACAAAGAACTGTATCAGGGCAACTACTTGTTCACTGTGGACAATGCCGCACCCGACATGAACATCATAGATACCACCTATTCAGAATGGCCTGAAGATCACAAGAGTTTCAACTTTATTGAACTGGACAACGGACAATATGCCGCACAGCCCAACAATCGCTGCTTGTTCTTTGATGCTGCATCAAATCCCAAAGAAATGCTGTTCCCAGACTTCAAAGTAGCCACTAAAAAGTGGGTGGTTGAACAGAATCCTAAGTGGCGCTTAGGTGACTCAGATACTGTGATGTACGGCCTTACTGAAAAGAATAAATAAGCAATCATGAGATATAAAGAAATTCTTGAAGCCTGCTGGACTGGCTATCGCCGCAAACCTGGTACCACTGAGTATTCCAAGGGCAGTTGCGAAAAGATCAGCGAGCAGGATCTGGAAGAAAAAATCTCAAATTCTGATCAAGTTCGCAGAATACAACAACTATTAAATAAAGAATACAATGCCAATTTGGACATAGATGGTGAGATGGGTCCGCTGACCATGCAAAGTATAAAGAAGTTTTTGCCAGCAGCCGGCGTGAAAGATGCCCCCAATCCCGGCAGAAACACTGCTGTGCAGGGATATGAAAAAAAGTTATCAACGCAGGAACTTGAAGAAAATCTCCGTGATTGGTTCAAAGACAAGTGGGTACGCTTTGGTCCCGACGGCAAAATCCGTGGTGATTGTGCTAGAGGCAGCGAAAAAGAAGGCAAGCCCAAGTGTTTGCCGCAGGCCAAAGCACATGCCCTGGGCAAAAAAGGTCGTGCATCAGCAGCCGCAAGAAAGCGCAGACAAGATCCCAACCCCAACCGTACAGGAAAGGCCATCAATGTGGCCACTAAAAAGAAATGATCATACACGACTTATACGAATCCCCACAACTGTGCCCTGAATGCGGTGGCATCAGTTTCTCAGACTTGATCCTGGCCGAAAAGAAAGATGCCTGCTACTACAAGGTCAAAGCGTCGGCAAAGGTATGGCCGTCAGCCTATGCATCAGGACGCCTCGTGCAGTGCCGTAAAAAAGGTGCTGGCAACTATGGCAACAAATCAGAAGGTGTGGCGGAAGACTCCATAGAAGAAGTAGACCGTAGAGGATTCTTACGAGGCTTGGGTGCGGCTGCTGTGGCAGGTGCGGCCGGATCTGCAATGGCACAATCACGTCCTGTTGATGATGTTTCAAGAGAATTCCAAAACATGCGTCAAGATGATCCTCGTGTGCAACACAATAAAGACATAGAGGAAATGGCACGAGCAATCTACGAACAAATAGTTGCCACACGTGGCCGGCCTATTGATCGCAGACAACAACAAATGTGGATGACTATTGCTAGAGAAAAAGCCACTGAAAAGTTATCTAAGTATGCTCCAGGAAGACCTGCACCACAATCACAAAGTTCAGGATTCCCTGCTCAAGGCAGTGAGCGTAGAGTTTCTAGAAATATAGATAATTTTGAATCACAAGGTGTGGCGGAAGAATATGAACTAGCAGGAGTAGGTGTAGCATACGAACTGGGTCGTCGAGCATACAAAGAACGCAAGACAGCAAGAGACAATCCATATAGTGCCACAAGAGAAGCCCGTAAAAATGACGAATGGGCCAAAGGATTAGAACGCGGCAAACACGATGCAAATGATGCCAGACATTTCCGCAGTAGTGTAAGAGAGCAAGGCGTGGCAGAGAAACTGGGCGACAACCGTCCCAAGCTCGGCAGCAAGCGTGATGCAGGTAAGAGTGTTCGCAAGTGGCGTAAGAGTCGTGGACTGGATGAAACTGATCAAGTCAATGAAAAGTCTGTGAGCCAAGCACAATTCCGCACCATGGCAGCAGCCGCACACAATCCTGAATTTGCTAGAAAAGTTGGTATCAAGCAGTCAGTAGCAAAAGAGTTTAACCAAGCCGATAAAGGCAGCAACTACAAAAAATTACCTGACCGTACTAACGAAGGGGGTGATGTGTTTATGGCCAACATTAAAGACACTCCGGAATACAAAGCAGGGTTTGCCACAGGCAAACTCCCAGTTCCGCATCCCGAAGGCACACAACAATATGCCAGTTACTACAAAGGTGTAATTGATAAAGCTTCTCCTACGTTAAACAAAGTAGGCGAAGGTGAACAACAAAAGGGTGCTGACTATCGTGATCCGCCCGAAGCCGACTACGGCGATGATTACCAAGACATGGTTGCTAGAATGAAGAAGCTGGCTGGCCTTGGCCCGTTAAAAACTGTGTATGATCCTGCCAAGCGTGTGTATCGCAATATGCCCACAGCAGTTCAACCTAAAAAATGAGAGCCCAAGAGTTTGTCACAGAAAAGAAACGCCACCGGCGTTTAAAAGAACTCACCTTCATGGGTTCACAATGCACCAAAGACTGTTCTGGACACCGTGCTGGATACAACTGGAGCGTTTCAAAAGGCCGTAAGAGCGCAGCCTCCTGGTCAAACTCATTCAACAAAGGTGCTGAATTAGCAGCCACTGGACATTGACAGATACATAAACAATGTTAGACATTGTCACTGTAGTATTCCGCGAGGAACTGCCTATCCTTAAACTTCAAGCCCAAAGTATAGAACTATACTGCCAAGACATTGGCACACAAGCAATCCGCGTTATTGTCAACGACGATGACTCTGTAGCAGATGAAATTGATCCTGCTTGGTGGGGAAACCTCAGTGGTCTTGTTAAAATTGTTCCACGGAGTGAATTCAATTGTGGGTGGGCGGACAATGGTTGGGTCAGCCAACAAGCACTAAAAATTCTAGGATCGGCTCTAAGCAACAACACTTGGAGTATGATAATGGACGCAAAGACCCTGTTTGTAAATCCTTGCAGATTGGAAGATTTGTTTGATGAACAACGCCTGTGTGTATATCACCTTGATGTGTATGATGTTTTCAAACGTAGCAAAGAGATTGCTGATCAGCTATTTGGCATAGATTTGCCACGGCAAATTGGTCCAGGTGGTGTTCCGTTCTTTTTTCATAACGAAACCACTAGAGAACTAATTGAGTTTGTTGAAACCAAACAACAGCAACCGTTTGCTGAATGGTTCCAATCCCAAGGCATGCTAACTGAGTTCATTCTATACTCCGGTTATGTATACTATCGGGATGGCTCATTTAACTGTTTGTACAGTAGTCCCATGAAAACTGGTAGTATAATAAACATTTGCCACAGTCAAGTTGGCCTGGCAGATGTGTTGTTAGGACAAATGTTTAGAAGCAATTCGTGGGCCATAAGTGTGCATCGAAATGCATGGACTCAGTTAACTCCAGATCAAAAACATCTCTACAAAGATTTACTACAACATCGTAAAATATCTTTGGCCAAGGAATTGCGATGAAAGCCTTGTGCTTGGTAGCACACCCTGACGACTGTGTGATATTTGCACTCAGTTATATCCACAATCATGCTGACCATGACTGGACCATTGGCTACTTGACCTATACAGAGCAAGATCCTCGTGGCCAGGAACTGGCTGACTTTTGGCACAAGCGTGGAATCAACTGTGTGTTCTTGGGCTTTGAGGATCACTGGCACGACAACGAACAGCAACGTTTCACCCGCTGGGCAAAAGCAGATGCAGAAACAGCCTGCGCACAGTTGGCAGCCAACTTCGATTTAATTCTCACACACGATGAGCAGGGAGATTATGGGCACATACATCATCGCTTGGTTCATAGAGCAGTAGCCGATCATCCTCGGGTGGTTACTTTTGCTCCTCCAGGCCAAGGAACTGTAACCCTCACTTTGCCGCCAGATACATATAGGATAGATGAACTACCACTGCATGGCGAAATTGTGCGTGGCTTTCATCCCATAACACACCAAAACGATTACAAGGAAACACAATGAAATTAATGGTAGCAGGCTGTTCGTTTTCGGCCGTGAGTCAAACTTTGCCAGGTACCGCTTGGAGTGAACGGTTAGCAGAAAAGTTAGGCGGTTGGGAGTTGATTAACCTAGCACGCCAAGGTTGCTCTAATGGCGGCATCCGCGTGCAGATAGATGAGATACGTAGACAGCGGCCAGACTTTGCAGTGATTGGTCCTACGTTTTGGGATCGTATGGAAATACCTGCAAACTCTGTGCCCTACGATTGGACTCAAGCACCCAGCGCCGGGGAAAATCCTCCACTAGAACGACACTTGCAAAATAGAAAACTGGGCAATGGCTATCGCAGAGAAGATGGCATACGCAATGTAAACTATGGACAAGAACCATCAAACATGATTTGCGAAACTATCTTTACACTGGCAGAAAACTTTGATCATCCTTACAGAATGGGCCGCATTACCAAACAAGCACAAACAGGCATACGACACTGGATTGATTCAATCTACGACAATGCTTGGAAAAAGCAACAGGACGAGTGGATGATTCGCGAAGGCGTAATCACCATGTATTTGGAGGGTATCCGTTTCTTGATATTACCAAACTTGCTGTGGCCGTTTGATCCTGACAATTCCAATTTGTGGCGGCAGGCATTCCCTACATTAATTCCTGATCACTATATCAATTTGGATTCTGCTAAATCACCACAAGCCATATGCGGCAACAATCCGTTTACGGACAAAGATCCCGGTTATCATTCTAGCCCTGCTGGACAAGAAATTATTGCTGAAAATTTCTATCAGCACTGGCTTGCTCATTTCAAGTGATCAACAACAAAATTTTGTAACTGCCGAGTTTTTTCTCTTTCAAACTCATACAGTCTGTTGTGATTGTGATCCAGCCTAGGTTTTAACTTTTTCAATAGTGCAGACAAGTCTTGCTCACACAACCATTTCACTTGCTCAAATGCCTTGCTCCATCGCACAATATCATCTGGCTCAGCATCGTATGATTCGTCTATGACATCACCAAAAGTTTCAAATCCCCAGTCTCGGCAATGTTGTAAAAATCCTTGTATGCCAAGCACCACAAACAGTCTGCGAGCCTGCAAGCACTTGGCCATCTTTTCTGCTGCCAGTAACACACGGTCTTTGCCCAGTGTTTCACACACCACTGAAAACCAAGTGCGATTGTATATTTCCCAAGGCACCAGTCCGCTGACTGAATTGTCCATGTTTTCCTTAACTTCCCAGGAGGGATTGAGATTTGGACTTATGTAAGGATACATTAGTTTTCTATCACCAAACAGGTCAACTACACGTTTGGGAGTTTGATCAATCCAATGTCCAACAAACAAATCTCTATAAGTTATAATACCGCAATCTAATAAATTTGATTGTTGCAGACTCAGCATTGCAAAGTCTCTATGTTCGCGCCTGGCTCCTAGCAAGCATTCAAATGCAAAAGGTCGTTCTAAAGGAAAATCAGGTCTAGGCCAATTCCAACGCAGTAGATTAAAACTCCATGCTGGTCTATAAATCACTCTGGGATGGGTGGGTTCATCCAGCCACACTCCGGCAGTGTGTAATAACCAGTTGGTAATGCCTGTGGTTTCTATCCAATCAATAAGTTCACGTTTTGAATGCCACTCAATGTCGGTAAACAATACCAAATCAAACTGGTCTAAAGGTATCTGGGTAAAGTCTAGATTGTATTCGTGTTTGTTGGGCAGGCTGTAAAACACTGGCATCACTGCTATGCTGGTGGGTTGTGCCAGTGCTGTGTCTAAGTCTACAATTTGATCGTACCCAAATCCCCATTCGGTTGCTTGATATCCTGGCGAGAATACCTTAAGTGTGGCGTGCAAGTCTTTCACGAATCTTATCCATGTAGTAATCAAACTTAGGAATCTCTTTTCGATCCCAGTCGTATTGCAAACTAAATCTTAGGTCAGGCACAGCATCGCACACAGCAGTATGATACGCAGGATCAAAGTCTCCAATCTTTTCCATGTTGTCATAGTGATATCTGCGCTGGAACTCCATGGTAATGTCTTGACGACTCATGGCCCAGTTGCCGATAAACTCGTATTCAGAGAACCAACGGATCAGTTCGCCATTGCCCCAAGGCGGCACAGTGGGCTCGGGTGGACATGAGTCAATCATGGCATCTAACCATTTCTTTTTGTGTTTCTCTTCCAAAAACTTCACAAGGTCATTAAAATCTTTTTTTAGCACTGGAACAAATTCACTAATAAAGCAGTGTGGTGTGAGTCGTTCAAAGCCCAGGGCATTCTTGATACTTTCGTAATATCCCCAGCTGTGACGTTCATTTTCTAGCACCATAAAGTTCAACCGGCCATCTTTAAAGGGTTCATAGTCTCGGATCAACAAACAATCACAGTCATGCATGATCATGAGATCGTAATCTAGATAATCTAAAAATGCAAACTTGATTGCTTGTTGGCGTAACCAATAAGTTCGATAATCACCTTCAAACACCCAGTTGTTGACTTCAGGATACAGTCTGTAAATTTCACTGTCAGGAGCATAGTCAAACTTTGAGGTGTCTACGCCGTATTGTTCAAACACTGCCCAAAGTTCGTCTTTGGGAACAGGACTGGCAATACAAGTTCTATCCACACCAATGAGATGCTTGGTAAATTCTGGTTGCAGGCTCATGATAGCATGCGGCACACGATAACGTGCTAGGTATAAGATTTTTGCGCTGGTCATAATACTAATTATTAGGTTGTTGCTGCTGCGGTTGGTTTTCCGCAAGTGCTAACACATTGATAAGGTCTGCCTTTGGCAATGCTAGAACGGCTCCATGCCTGCTCCACACTCTCAAACCATTCTAAACAATGTTCCAATGGATACTGCAAAGCATTGTTTTCTGTTACCATTGGTGCTAGTTCTCGATTTCCAGGATGGTTCATTGTGTGAGGATAAAATCCTAAAAAGCAACAGGGATACACAGATCCATCAGCAGCAATATATATTTCTTGATTTTGTTTGTGAATACAGTTCATTGACAAGTTTGGCACGTCTTTGTGTGAACGAAATGTCTTGGCATCATACCAGGTGACGTGACTTTCTATCAGTGCTTGTATAGGTGGAGGTTGGCTACCGGGTGGCGTTGGACCAATGTAATGAGTAAACTCACCATCTCGTGTGAATACCGGGCCGGTATCTCGACCATCATAGATGTTCTCAAATCCAAAAAATCCCATTTCTCTAGCTAGTTTTCGACATTCTTGTTCTTGATGCCGGTTATGATCAAATGGCACAAATCGCCACACAGCACGACCACCGGCAGCAATTAAAGCCTGCGCATGCTCGATAATTCTGTGCCAGTCTGTGTCCTGTCGATATAATTTGTGAGTGTCAGCCATGCCATCTATGGCAAATCCCACAGTGACACCCGGCAAGGCCAATCTACTCCACCAAGCTGAATTTCTTAAACTGCCATTGGTATTGATTTGTACTGGTACTCCATGCTCAACAATATACTCTACTATTTCTACAGCGTCATGAGCTGATGCAAAATCTCCAAGATTTCCATTGAATGAGATACCTTTAAATCCAAAAATTTTTGGAACTAGTCCATTGACAGGTGCTTCGGGGCGAATCAGTTGCGCCAGCAGTTCAGGAGTAACAATATGTTTGAAATCTGTCAACGATAATTCGCACAAGGGATATCCAGAATTAAATTCTGATCCTCTATAGTTTCGCATGCACATAGGGCACCTGGCATTGCATCGTGTGGTCAATTCGATGTGCAACCGTCGAATTTCTGATAATTTTAACATTGTGATATTTATAGCTGTATATTTTACTAAATATATCTTATGCAAACCAAATCAGTTCAACTTCAATGCGATGTTTTTTGCAAGTGGGATGGTAATGACACCCGCTATAGATTGTATGTAAATGATGAATTGTTTACTGAAAGATCATGGATATGGGGTGGTAAAGAGTATTACCTAGAAGAAATAATTGTTATTGAGGCGCCACCAGGTCTGTACGAAATCAAGTATGAGCTACTTGAACCCACTCACAGCAAGTTAGGAATAAAAAACATGCAAGTAACCGGCGGCAATGCCAAGTTTCACGCCAATCAAACAACATTGGAAATACTATCATGAAAATGCGAGAAATCATGGAAAATGCGTCAGTAGGCGGTACGAGTGCTGGGTCAATAGCACCAGTAAGTCAAGCACTGGGCATGGTATCAAGATCAGGCGGATCCATGTTGAGTGGTAAATATACAACTGATCCTACGCCTAATACGCCTCGGGAATACAAAAGGAACAAGAATGTTAGCGGACGCTTTAAAAACTCTCCTGGCAAGTAATTTTGCTTATTACTTGAAGGCACAGCAGTTTCACTGGAATGTGGAAGGTCCTGACTTTGGCCAATTGCACAAATTTTTCCAAAAAATTTACGAAGATGCCTACTCGGCAATAGACCCCACTGCTGAATACATCAGATACCTAGATGACTATGCTCCAGGAAGTTTTGAACGTTTTGCTGAGCTGTCAAAGATATCTGGACAAACCAAGATACCTCGTGCCAGACTTATGTTGGAAGAACTGCTGGCTAACAATCAACAGATGATTGAAATTTTAAATCAGTGCTTTGCAGAAGCAGAACAAGAAAATCAACAAGGCATTGCTGACTTTGTGAGTCAACGCCTGAGTCAACACGGAAAATATCATTGGCAACTGCGCAGTTATTTGAAAGATGCTAGAGCATGAGTTCATCAGACATTAGATCAATACTAGAACGCCTGGCAGCAGTAGAAGGCAAACTCACACCCACAGGTGTCAAACACGGCCTTACCCCACAGCAAAAATCTGTCAATCAACTGCCAGCACTGTTTAAACCACATGGTATCCGAGCACTGGGTTCTAAAACAGATCCGCAGCATCCCATGCACAAAGAACTAGTTGGTGATTCTGTTGAGCCTGATAAAACTGCACTAGAAGAAGCCATGCAAGAAGTTGAAGAAGACATGTTGAGCAAGGTCAAAAAAGACCTCACACAGTATCTTGATCAACTGGAAAAGAAAGTTCGAATCGATAGAGAACTCAAAGACAAAGCCAAAGACGCTATAGAAAAACACACAGCTGAAGAAGAAATTGAAGAAAACAATTATGAACTAACTGATCCTGGCACAGTTCATGACGTTGAGGCTCAGATTAACACTGTTGCTGCCCAACCACAACAGCCTATCAAAGTCATGGAACTGGATGATGGTGCTGTGTTCGAAATTCACGGTGACGACAACGCAGGGTATGCAATACACCACCGTGGTCGTAGCTTGCCCAGCAGATTCCGAACATCTGACGAAGCAGGTGTAGCAGTTGATCTGTTCCGCGCCCATAGACAACGCAACCGGTCTGAACAAGACCTTAGTCAAGATTACATAGAAGAACGATAATATGAGACTCAATGACTTGTTTGAAAATGACAGTTTGAAAGATTATTTTAAACAGTTACAAAAAACTGATCCCAAATTTTCTAACATTCGCATACACGGTGATCCTGAGCATGACGAATTGCGCAAGCAAGATCAGGCAGCATACCAAACTCGCCAAGCTCAAACAGCGCCGGCAGTTGATGTTGATGAATTAAAACAACAACTGGCTGCTGCACAAGCCAAATACACACAACTGGGTGGCGACAGTTATCAATATGCTGATCGCATGATGCCACAAGACTACGAAGCTCAACGAGTGCATCAACAAATCAATTCTCTAGCGAGAAGAATTCAAGCCGCAGGTGGCTAACCAAACTCAGCCTTAGGACCGAGTGGGCGGCTGCTGCCCGGGCCAAGGAATTCGCTACTCCACGGTCCAAAGTGAGCAAATTGCTGTTGACATGCCACTACTAAAAATGTATACTTGTTTTTTTAGGAGGCTCCATGAGCAAGACATTTAACGGCGAACAAAAACTCAAACTCACACAGATCATCAACGAAGGCATGCAAGTGCTGCATGAGATCGAAACACTCAACGGTGGACTGACCGATACCATCAAGGCTGTGGCCGAAGAGTTAGAAATCAAACCTGCCATTCTTAAGAAAGCCATCAAACTGGCACACAAGGCCGAGTTTGGCAAAGAGAAACAGGATCACGAAACCCTGGAAACTATTTTAGAAACTGTTGGTAAAACTCTATAAATACCTATGAGTCGCTCACATCACGAGCATGTATCAAGGCCAGTCCGGCCACAAACGGAGAACAATGAGTTATATTGACGCACTATTTGATCGTGAACACGATCGCATCCATGTAGTAGAACGCCGTGACGGCGAACGAGTCTACAAAGAATATCCTGCCAACTACATCTTCTACTACGATGATCCCAGAGGCAAGTTTCAAAGCATCTACGGCACACCTGTAAACAGATTTTCATCGCGCAACAACAAAGAATTTCGCAAGGAAGTTCGCAGCCAGTCCGGCAAGCAGTTGTATGAGTCAGACATCAATCCTATCTTTAGATGTCTGGAAGAAAACTACAAAGACCAAGATGCTCCAGAACTGCACACAGCATTTTTTGACATTGAAGTTGCGTTTGACAACGAGCGTGGATTTTCACCTGTAGCAGATCCTTTTAATCCGATCACTGCTATATCTGTGTATTTGGATTGGTTAGATCAGATGATTACCTTGACTGTGCCGCCCAAACACTTGAGTTGGGACACAGCACAAGAGCTGGTGGCTGAGTTTGAAAACACCATCTTGTTTGAACATGAAGAAGACATGATCAAGATGTTCTTGGATGTGATTGAAGGTGCAGACGTGCTTACTGGTTGGAACTCTGAAGGCTATGACATTCCTTACACAGTGAATCGTACCACAAGAATACTCAGTAAGGATGACACCAGGCGTTTTTGTTTGTGGGGGCAGTTTCCCAAGCAACGCATGTTCGAACGCTTTGGCGCAGAGAATCAGACCTACGACTTGGTTGGTCGTGTGCATATGGATTACATGCAGTTGTATCGCAAATACACATACGAAGAACGCCACTCATACAGTTTGGATGCCATTGGTGAATACGAACTGGGTGAACGCAAAACACAATTTGAAGGCACATTGGATCAGTTGTACAATCAACACTTCAAGAAGTTTATTGAATACAACCGCCAAGACACCATGATTATTGCCAAGTTAGACAAGAAATTGCGTTTCTTGGATTTGGCCAATGAACTGGCACATGCTAATACTGTGTTGCTCCAAACCACAATGGGTGCTGTGGCAGTGACTGAGCAGGCCATCATCAACGAAGCACATGAACGTGGAATGGTTGTGCCCAATCGCAAGCAACGCCTTACAGATGACGACACACAGGCTGCAGGTGCTTATGTGGCATATCCTAAAAAGGGCTTGCACATGTGGATTGGAAGTGTGGACATCAATTCACTGTACCCATCTGCTATTCGTGCCATGAACATGGGCCCAGAAACTGTGGTAGGCCAGTTGCGGCAGACCATGACTGATCATTTGATCAAAGCCAACATGGCCAAGGGACAAAGTTTTGCGGCTGCATGGGAAGGCTTGTTTGCCAGCTTGGAATATACTGCTGTAATGGAACAACAGCGTGGCACAGAAATTACCATTGACTGGGAAGGTGGCGAAGAGTCAGTTCACTCGGCTATGGAAATCTGGCACATGATCTTTGACTCAAATCAACCTTGGATCCTTACTGCCAATGGTACCATTCTCACTTACGAAAAGAAAGGTATCATACCCGGCCTGCTGGAACGCTGGTATCGTGAGCGACAAGAGCTACAGGCCCGGAAGAAAGAAACCAAGGATCATAAAGAGATTGCGTTCTGGGACAAGCGTCAATTGGTCAAGAAGATTAACTTGAACAGTTTGTATGGTGCTATTCTAAATCCAGGCTGTAGATTCTTTGACAAGCGCATTGGGCAGTCCACTACGCTGGCAGGCAGATCAATTGCCAAGCACATGGATGCTCATATCAACGAGTGTATCACAGGCGAATATGATCACACAGGCAAGGCCATCATCTATGGTGACACAGACTCATGCTATTTTTCTGCATGGCCCATCTTGGAAAAAGAAGTTGCAGAAGGGCGCATGGAATGGTCAAAAGAAACTTGCATCCAACTGTATGACTCAATTGCTGATCAAGTGAATGAGAGCTTTCCGGGCTTTATGGAACAGGCATTTCACTGCCCAAGAGACATGGGCTCACTAATCAAGGCAGGTCGCGAACTGGTTGCTGACCGCAGTTTGTTCATTACCAAGAAACGTTATGCTGTAAACATCATTGACTTGGAAGGCAAGCGACTGGATGTAGATGGCAAGATTGGCAAGACCAAGGCCATGGGCTTGGACTTGAAGCGCAGTGACACACCCAAAGTAATTCAAGACTTCTTGCTAGAAATTCTAAATAGAGTACTAGCAGGTACACAACGAGATGAGATTATTGAACGCATTAGAGAATTCAAGTATGAATTCAAAGAGCGGCCAGGCTGGGAAAAAGGGTCGCCCAAGCGTGTGAACAACTTGACCAAGTATGCGGCAGAAGAAGCACGTCTGGGAAAAGCCAACATGCCAGGTCATGTGCGGGCTGCTATTAACTGGAACAACATGCGCAGAATGAATTCAGACAACTATAGCATGCAGATTGTTGATGGCATGAAAACTATTGTGTGTAAACTCAAGTCAAACGCCTTGGGGTGGACGTCAATTGGATACCCTACTGATGAGCAACGATTACCACAATGGTTTATAGAACTACCGTTTGATGACTCGTTAATGGAAGCAACTGTTGTGGATCAAAAGGTTGACAACTTACTGGGTGTGTTGGAATGGGATCTCGCGTCAGCTACCAACACAGAAAATACTTTTACATCACTATTCTCATTCGAATGAAACTGAGCCAAGTTGTTGCATATTTGAATATGTTAGAAAGTTCTAACATGGATCCTGCTTATGGCAACATAACTGATAAGTTGGATGATATCTTACATGCTGTAAAAAATCGAGACGTACAGTATCATTCCACAACCGCAGAGTTAGATGAACGACTGGCGGAAGTCAAGCATTCTATTTCTAAATTTGATCAATCACTGCAAACTCTAAAACAACAGTTGAAAAACGATGTTGATCGCCTAGCGCCTGAGTATTACGCAGAAAGCTGGAAGCGGTATGAGCAAGAAATGTGCTTTGAAACAGTAGAACATTTGATCAATCGCAAACTATCTATTGAGTTCAATGACTACGAGCGGTTGCGGAATGTAATTAAAACTTATACTGATTGGCGACTTCCAGGCATGGTGCTTGGTTCAAGACAAGAAACTTTTGTTGAAGACATGGTACCAATGGATCCATTATATCTTGTGGATCACAACCAAGAATTGCTCAATGCTGCCATGCGTCCATTCACACAAGAATACCAACGTCGATTGAGACCTTATGTGATCAATGACTGGAAAGATCAAGAAATTCTTGCAGCCATACCAACCAATCAATTTGGCCTGGTGTTTGCTTACAATTATTTTAACTGGAAACCAATTGAGATCATTGAACGGTTTCTTATAGAGATCTATCAAAAACTTCGACCCGGTGGTGCATTAATTTTTACCTACAATGAATGTGACAACTGGTACGGGGTCGGTGCAGTAGAAAATGCTTGGATGTGTTATACACCAGGCAGTCGAATACAAACAATAGCCCGAAATCTTGGCTATAAAATTATCAATCAATGTACCGGAACCGGTGACATTGCTTGGTTTGAAATGCGTAAGCCCGGAGAGATTCGTAGTTTACGTGGCGGTCAAGTTTTGGCGAGAGTAATTCGTCGATAATGATTGCAAATTCTAAATATATCTGTTATAATCAAACACATAGGAGAGAAACATGAGAGATTATCTATTAGACTTGGTACAACACACACATGATCTTGGCTGCATTGACTTGATCAAGATCGTAGGCGATGACAAAGCCACGCAAATTGTGGGCTTGGCAGAAGACATGAGTGTGGTTGTGGAAGGTGAATTTAAAAATCCACATCCAGACTTTGTGGGCACATTTGGCATGCCTAACTTGAGCAAACTCAAAATCTTGTTGAACCTACAAGAATACAAAGACAATGCAAAACTTAGCTTGAGTCGTCGTGCAGGTGGCGAACCAGATGGCATCAATTTTGAAAATGCCACAGGCGATTTTAAAAACAACTATCGGTTCATGGCCGAAGCCATTGTGACTGAAAAACTCAAAACACCCAAGTTTAAAGGTGTTAACTGGCACATTGAATTTGCACCCACTGTGGCTGCTATTCAACGACTACGCATGCAAGCGCAAGCTAATGCCGAGGAACCGCATTTCCAAGCCAAGACTGAAAACGGCGACTTGAAGTTTTTCTTTGGTGACCATTCCACACACGCTGGCAATTTTGTGTTCCATCCTGGTGTGAATGGCCAATTGAAACGTGCTTGGTCGTGGCCTGCTCAACAAGTCATGAGTATCTTGGCGCTCACAGGTGATAAAACTGTGCGTATCAGTGATGATGGTGCTGCCAAGATCACAGTAGATTCAGGCATTGCTGTTTACAACTACATCTTACCAGCACAAAGCAAGTAATATGCTAATATCGCAAGTGACGAAACTCGTGCCAAGATGAGTGCTTCTCATAAGGGCAAAGCAAACACTGAAGATCAAAAAGCAAAGATTAGTGCCAAACTTAAAGGTCGCGTAATGTCCGAAGAAACACGAAAGAAGATGTCCGAGGCAAGAAAAAAACTATGGGCAGAAAAGAAAAATGCAAGACCACTTAACAAATAACCAACTCGATAGCAATGGACTTAGTAAATGGGCAGTCTTTCTGCCGGCCATCAGCGGATTCTATGCCACATTCATAGGCAAGCAAAGGAATGAGCACTATGTGGATCCTGCACGATTTCCGCAAGGCCTTACTGATATGGAACAGCTTAATTGGCTCAACTCCACTAAGGCTTTATTCCCCTATCGTTGGTCACTTGCGTCTGGAGGCCATGCTAACCTTGATCTTAACAAGCAAGATTGGTCCGAAGACATGGTACGGAATCGTGAACCGGGCACATTTCTCTTGGGAGATTCGGGCGGTTTCCAGATTGCTAAAGGCTTGTGGGAAGGTGACTGGAAAGCCAACTCAGGTTGTGCTAAGGCTCAAAAGAAACGCGAGTTAGTGCTCAACTGGTTGGACAATGTGTCTGATTACTGTATGACCCTCGATATTCCAACTTGGGTCATCCATGACAAGAAAGCCAGCCAGGCCTGTCAAATCTCCACACTGCAAGAAGCAGTAGATGCTACCAAGTTCAACAACGAATACTTTATGAAGCACCGTAAAGGCATTCGCCATGGTGGCACCAGGATTCTAAATGTCTTGCAAGGCGACAATCATGGCAGTGCAGACCAATGGTATGACACCATGAAGGAATACTGTGATCCTGTTAAGTATCCAGACACACACTTTGACGGTTGGTCAATGGGCGGACAGAACATGTGTGACGTCCACTTGGTGCTTAGACGCCTAGTGGCCTTGCGTTATGACAATTTGTTGCAAGAAGGCATTCATGATTGGATGCACTTCTTGGGTACATCAAAGTTAGAATGGGCTGTGTTACTGACTGTGATTCAAAGAGCAGTTAGAAAATACGTTAATCCGGCTTTCACTATTAGTTTTGATTGTGCCAGCCCATTCCTTGCCACAGCCAATGGGCAGGTGTATTTTGAAAATGTGTTCGAACACGACTCCAAGTGGTCGTATCGCATGGCTCCGTCGGCTGATGATAAAAAGTATTCAACAGATACACGCAAGTGGTCAACTGGCGTAGTAGCAGATGGTATCTATCCACGTTGGGAAGATAGTCCACTGAGCGACTTGTTCAAGATGAAAGATATTTGTGTTTACAAGCCCGGCGACCTAAATAAGATTGGCAAAGAAGGCAAGACATCTTGGGATTCGTTCTCTTACGCCTTGCTGATGGGTCATAATGTTTGGATGCACTTGACTGCTGTGCAAGAAGCCAATCGACGGTTTGATACTGGAGAATATCCTGCAATGATGCGTCGAAGCACAGGTGACTATGCCCGGTTTGAAGACATTGTGGAAGCAATCTTTGCTGCACCAGATAGACAAACTGCCGAAGACATTATTGAACAATATGATAGCTATTGGATGGAGATTGTGGGCACACGAGGATTCAAAGGTAAGAAAACCAAAAATGCTCGTACACAATTCAATGTACTGTTCTCTTTTGAACAACCAGAAGTTGACACAGAACCTGAAGACCAGTTACAATTAGAAGCATTACAACTGCTTGAAAGCGAGCAAATCAAATGAACAGACCCGGACACGAAGATACCAATTTCTTTGTAGGCACAGAAGTTGAAGCCAGCCCTGCTGTCGGCCGCCGCACATTGTTTGTGGTAGGATTACAAACTAACGAAGCAATAGATTGGAAGCGTGGCGAGATTGATGCACGATCAAAGCTGCCGATCACACACATCTACTTTGGTGCCAATCAAAGTTTTCCAAACCCCACTATGAACGATGCTGGAGTATGGACTGCCTGGGAACAGATGATTCAACCGTGGTTGGATCGAGGATACTGGTGTACCTTGGATCTTGATGTAAGTGCTGTGGAAGGATTATGCGAAGGTAGCTTGTGTGAACAGGCACAGTTTGTTCCTATGATATCTGTAAAACTGCCTTATGTCAAACTGTTAGGTTACAACGCCACAATTAAATTAGACGACAAAGATTTTAAAGCAACCAATCCCGGGGTATGGTGTCATAGCCTGCACGATTTGTTGGATAGAAAGACATTTACCAGTTGGGACCAATACACAAAGGATGAAGTAATTAAATGAAGATTACAAATATAAAAACTTCATTGCTTGGGCAATCTGTTCCAACCAATATCAATGGTGTTGCAGGTAGATATATTGAAGAGTACATGCAACACGAAGGATGGCCCACGGACTTGCGTGGTGCTGGTGCAGATGTTCCTATGTACAGTCTTGAAATTAAATCTCGTGACAAAGATGCAGTATCTCATCACACTGTAGGTGCAATGCTTCCTACAGATATTATTTCAAAATCCTATTTAGACAGTATAATTTTTGAAAAACTGCAACAACAATTTAGAGTGATTACCAAAGATAAAGTTGTAGTAAGTACTGCTGTGTATGATTTTGCACATCCTAAAATACAAGCAATTTTTAAAGAAGGATATGAAACATGCCGACAACAACTGGCTGCCGGCAGTCAAAGTGACTATATCCGAGGCAATGACTATTGTTTTTTTGAACGACAGCGTGGTAAAACCAGTTACAAATTTAGAATATTTAAAAATAAAATGGCTGTGCTCGAAAGCATGGCAATGAGAAGCAAGCAATATGACAGACTATATAGTGGAGATGAACTATGAATCAAATTGAACGTGAACAAATTGAAAGAATCAAACATGAAGCTCAGAGACGAATCTGGGTCACCTTCCAAAAAGAAGGAATCCACTGCTATCCCGCAGCCGCAACAGATCCAGCCCTTGCGACGGGTGATGAGTATGACGTTAGTTTCCTTAGTGCTCCTCACCGTCATATCTTCCACTTCCGGGTGTGGATTGATGTGTTCCACGATGACAGGGACATCGAATTCATCCAGTTCAAACGCTGGCTCCAAAAACTCTATCAAGACGGAGTCATCCAACTTGATTACAAGTCATGTGAAATGATGGCAGACGATTTGTATTTAGAAATCGCCGCAAGATATCCCGGACGTGCAGTCTGGATTGAGGTCTCCGAAGATGGTGAAAACGGAGCCCTTATTAAATATGAAACTCACCGCCCCAATATCAACATTGCTATCTAATAGGAAAACAAAATGGCAAAAATTACTTTCAAATCTAACCCCCGTGTGATTGAGATCCAAGACGACTTGGAAAAACTCTTGGAATTCTGCCAAGACTATGGCTATCGCTACAACGAGGCTGATTTGTACAACTTCAAGAGTTATGCTTGGCAACAGTATAACAAATATTCACAAGGCAAGAATGCCAAGAACATGTGGGACGAAGATACTCGTCGCTTCGCCGGAAGATTCTAATGAGAAAACTATTCTACATGGGCTTGGAAAGTTATGAAGCCCGTTATACCTTACAACTAACAGAATGGAACCGACGTGTGTTTGACCGTCGAGGACTGGATGTTGTGTATGTGCCCGGCACCACTATTGACAACACACAGGCTATCTCTGTGGGGCAAGTGTTGGACGCACACGGACGCAGTTTCTTTGCCATGAGCCAAATGATGAACTTGGTTCAGATGATGAAGAACGGCGATGTTACTGGCAACGATGTGATCTATTTTGAAGACATGTTTCAACCAGGCTTTGAAAGTCTTGGTTATATCATGAATCAGATTCCACAAGAACAGTGTCCTAAAATTTATGTTCGTTGTTTGGCGCAGGCCATTGACCCTGATGACTTTGTGCATGTTTGGGGTATGGCAAAGTGGATGAACTTGTATGAACAAATGGTCAATGAAATGGTGGCTTTCTCGGGGGGTGCAGTATTGGCAACCAATGAAGAAATGGTCGCGCACATGCGGATTGCTGGATGGACTGCTCCAATCTACAACATTTCCGGCCTTGCATTTGGAAAAGAAGAAGTTCTTGGCCGCATTGGGGGGGCAGAGAATATCAAGCTATTTGATAGCCGTCCGCGGAGGGTGGGTTTCGCAGCCCGTTTTGATCAGGAAAAACAACCTGGCTTCTTCATGGACCTTATTGAAATGTATAGCGAGCTCACCAGCGAACCTTGTGAATTTGCCATATACTCAGGTGGACCTCTACGATCCAATAATCCTGAGTATGTTGAACGTGCCCGCCGTATGGAGGCAGAAGGCAAACTCCGGATCTATGACAACATAAGCAAGAATGAATACTATGCTCATCTCAACAATACTCGTGTGTTGTTTAATTGTGCTTTACAAGATTGGGTTTCAAACACCGTATCGGAGGCCGATACTCTTGGATGCAATGTGCTATATCCAGCGTATCGCAGTTTTCCTGAAACCTTCGCGAACGATCCCAATAGACTGTATATTCCCTGG